TTCCACGCCGTGGTGATGGCCGACGGCGAGGTGGTGTGGGATCCGCACCCCTCGCGGCACGGGCTGCTGAGGGTGGCTCACGTGTATGCGGTGAGTTCCTGATGGCCGGGGCGGTCAACTACCGGGTGAAGGCGCCGCGTTCGTCGGAGCTGGCCAGCTGGATGCAGTTCAACGGGGTCCGGCCGGGTGATGTGCCGTATCCGTCGCTGATCTATGTGCGCTCGGACGGTGAGGCCTGGTGGATCGAGTACGCGGCGTACAAGCGGTCGCCGAGCGGGACGTTGCTGTACGACGCGGCGACGGAGACGTTTCCGTGCGAGATGCGGATCGCGCCGATGGAGTACGACCCGCCGATGTGGTGGCTCGTGGAGGAAGACGAAACAGCCCCTCCAGAAAGCCTGGAGGGGCCGCTCCTCAGACGGCTTTGAGGGGCCGTGAGAAGAACCCTAGCAGATCGATCACAAGAATGAGGAGCCCTCATGTCGAAGACCGCTGACCTGCCCACGTTCACCTACACCGTGCACACGCTGAGCACCACGGGGGGCGCGGAGTTCGAGCACGAGCCGGTCGAGGCGGCGTACTTCCAGGAGCAGGGTGCGTTCACCGTGTTCAAGGATGCTTTCCACCTGTCCGTCGCGGCGTTCAAGACGGACCTGGTCACGCTGATTCTGCGGTCGGACGAGCCCGTTGACTGAGCAGCAGCTCGACATCGCGCAGCTGAAGGCGCAGGTCGACCGGCTGGTTCGCACCGGTGACACCAAGCGGTTGAAGCTGGTGCATGCGCAGTTGAAGGCTGCGGTGGACCGGCGGCAGGCGTCGGAGCGTGCGGATCGGTGGGCGCAGAATCCGGCGTCGTGGGTGCAGGACCGGCTGGGGCAGATGGTCTGGTCGAAGCAGCGGGAGATCATGGAGAGCGTCCGGGATCACCGCAAGACGGCCGTTCGGTCGTGCCACGGTGCCGGGAAGAGCCACGTGGCCTCGCTGGTGGTGAGCTGGTGGCTGGATGCTCACCCGCCGGGTGAGGCGTTCGTGGTGACGACGGCGCCGACGTCGGCTCAGGTGCGGGCGATTCTGTGGCGGTACATCCGGCGTATGCATAAGTCGGCTGGTCTGCCGGGTCGTGTGAATCAGGTCGAGTGGCTGATCGATGAGGAACTCGTCGCTTTCGGCCGGAAGCCTGCGGATGCGGACGAGTCCGCTTTCCAGGGTATTCACGCGCCGTATGTTCTGGTGGTTCTGGACGAGGCGTGTGGTATTCCGGAGTCGCTGTGGATCGGTGCTGAGGCGATTACGACGGGTCCGTGGTGTCGCATTCTGGCTATCGGGAACCCTGATAACTCGGCGACGCACTTCTACAAGGTGTCGCAGCCGGGGTCGGGGTGGAACTCGGTGCGGATTTCGGCGTATGACACGCCGAATTTTACCGGTGAGAAGGTTCCGGAGATTGTGGCTGTCTCGCTCATCTCGAAAGAGTGGGTCGAGGAGAAGAAGACCGAGTGGGGTACCGAGAACGCGTTGTTCCGGTCGAAGGTCGAGGGTGAGTTCACGCTTGACGCGGCGGACACGGTGGTGCGTTCTTCGGATGTGGCGACGTGCCGGACGGACACCGAGGCCGTGTATTCCCCTGCTGATCTGTCGCCGGTTGAGCTGGGTGTGGACGTCGGTGGTGGTCTGGACGAGACGGTGGTCCGGGAGCGGCGTGGTGTGCTGGCGGGGCGTGAGTGGCGGATCCGTACGGACCGGCCGGAGAAGATCGCGCCGTTGGTGCTGCGGGCGATTCGTGAGTCGGGTGCGACGGCGGTGAAGATCGACTCGATCGGTGTCGGGTTCGGTGTGATCGGTGAGCTGCGCAACGCCGCGTCGCGGGGGGAGCACAGTGCCCGGATCATCGGGGTGAACGTCAGTGAGAACCCGCGCGACAAGAAGAAGTTCGCCAATCTCCGTGCGGAGATGTGGTGGACGATCGGCCGTGAGCTGTCGGCTCAGGGTGGCTGGGATCTGTCGCGGATGGACAACGGTGACATCACGGCGGCTCAGCTGCTGGTTCCCCGCTGGGAGCTGGACACCAAGGGGCGGATCATCGTGGAGCCGAAGGACAAGATCCGTGAGCGGATCGGGCGGTCGCCGGACAACGCGGACGCGTTGCTGCTGGCCTACTTCAACGGGGCGAAGCCGAGGATCCGGGTGCTGAGGTGAAGGCCGGGGCCCCCTGGGGCGCCGTCTCCCGGAAAGGGCCCCGGTCTTGAGGCAGGGCCCCTGACCGAAGCACGCGCATGTGTTCCTAAGTCAGGGGCCCTGCTGGAGGCAGTTCACCACCCGTGCGACGCAACGCGCGGGTGCTGAACCAGCGGTGCTGACATTACCCGATGAAGAGGCAGCGATGAGGAACAACACCATGAACAAGACTCTGTTGCCTCGGCTCGCGCCGGGGGCGTGGGCGGCGATCGGGTCGGGGCTGCTGGCCGTGGCGGCTGTGGCGCTGGTGGCTGTGGGGGTGGGGCTGATCTACTTCCCGGCCGGGGTGATCGCTGGCGGTGTGGGGCTGGTGGCTCTGGAGTGGCGGTTCTTCGGCTGACGGCTACAGATTCTTCATGCTGGCGCGGCGGCGTTCGAGGGCCTCTTGCCGGGCCGGGTCGGGTGAGACGTCGGTGATCGGGATCTCGCCGAGGAGTGGGTGGCTGAGGACGACGTCCTCGGCTCCGATGGCCTTGAGGTAGGCGAGGGCGCTGACGAGGGGCACGCCGGGGAACCGGGCCTCGATGCGGCTGACCTGGACGCGGCTGATGTTCATGGCTTGTGCGACTTGCGCCTGGGTGATGCCTGCGCGCTTGCGCAGGTCGGCGAGGGTGCCTTGGTGTTCTTGGCGCTGTGGTGGCGTGTCGGCGGGGTCGGCCATCAGGCAGCCTCCGGTGATCGTCAAAGCGGTCTCCTTGCTGGTCGTTTCCATTATGCGCCACCGGTGTGGCCGTGGATTCTTAGACGCCCGTCGGGCGGCTTCTTTCGAATTGAAGACGGAGGGCCCATGGCACGCACGTTTCTGGGCCCGGTCTTCGGTAACAGGACTCCCGTCCCGTATGTGTCACGCAATGTGGCCCGCTACAGCCGGATCCCTGCGACCACCCCCACGGCGGGGATGGAGTCGCAGATGCGGGCCGTGGCCCAGGTCCCGACGCTCTTCGCGATCGTCGACCGGGTCATCGGCTCGTACTCGCAGGTCGAGTGGAAGCTGTACCGGGTGCCCAAGGACGGGCGCCGCCGCTACGACCACGGCACCTCCTCCGTGCAGGACGACCGGGTGGAGGTCACCCGGCACCCCGCGCTGAGCCTGTGGTGCAGGCCCAACAACTTCTTCTCCGGCTACGCGTTCCGCGAGAGCGCGCAGCAGCACGAGGAGCTGACCGGCGAGCAGTACTGGGTGATCGTCAAGCAGGGCCCGCTGCCGGTGGAGATGTGGTTCGTCCGCCCCGACCGGATGCGGCCCGTCCCCCACCCGACGAAGTACCTCGCCGGGTACATCTACACCTCCCCCGACGGGGAGGAGATCCCCCTTCGCACGGACGAGGTCATCTTCCTGCGGCGCCCGCACCCGCTGGACCCCTACCGGGGCATGGGCGCGGTGCAGTCGCTGATGGGTGAACTGGACGCGCAGTACCTGTCGACGGAGTGGAACCGCAATTTCTTCCTCAACAGCGCCACCCCCGGCGGTGTGATCGAGGCCGAGCAGAACATCTCCGACGAGGACTTCGACCAGTTCCAGGCCCGCTGGGCGGAGACCCACCGGGGCGTGGCGAACGCGCACCGCGTCGCCATCCTCGAAGCCGGGATGAAGTGGGTCGACCGCCGCTACACCTTCGACGAGATGCAGTTCGTCGAGCTGAAGCAGGCCTCCCGCGAAGCGATCCGCGAGGCCTTCGGGTTCCCGAAGGCGATGCTCGGCGCGACGGACGACGTGAACAAGGCGAACGCCTACGCCGGTGAGGTCATGCTCGCCCGCTGGCTGATCAAGCCGCGTCTGATGCGGGTCCGTGAAGTGCTCAACACCCAGCTGCTGCCCATGTTCGGACCCTCCGCCGCCGGTCTCGAATTCGACTTCGTGAACCCCGTTCCCGAGGACGACGAGATCGCCGCGCAGGTGCTGCTGAACCGGGCGCAGGCGGCGAAGTTCCTTGCCGACACCGGCTTGTGGGAAGCCGCCGACATCCTCTCCGCGTGCGGGCTGCCGGACATGACCGAGCTGCCCGAGCCGCGTCTGCCCGTCACCCAGGGCGGACCGCCGGAGCAGCAGAACCCCGACGAACCGGCACCCCGTGAGGGGCCGAACGACCAGCCCGCCAAGAAGAAGCCGGTACCGAAGGAAACCCCCGAGGACTGGCTGCAAAGGATGCTGCTGTGACGCGCAGGCACCAGGTGTCGCTCACCGGGCACGACGGGTCCGGAAACACCGCTCAGCTTCTGATCGACGGCAAGGACATCAGCCGCAACGTCACCTCGCTCCGTCTGGACGTCGACGCCAGCAGCGAGCACCGGATGACGCTCCACCTCGCCGCGTTCCCTCTGGACGCGGTGCTGGAGGGCGTGATCGTCCAGGTCAGCGACGACGTCGCCGACGTTCTGCAACGGCTCGGCTGGACACCGCCCCCTGAAGAGAAGGAGGACAGCGCTGATGTCCTGGATTGAACTGGTGGCGCAGCGCCACCCTCCGCAGCCTCCGGCGGGCATGCAGCCCCCGGAGAACGCCAAGGACTGGTTCCGCATCGAGAACAACGCCGACGATGTGGATGCCACCGACATCTACGTCTACGACAGCATCGGCGGCTGGTTCGGGATGTGGGCCGAGGACTTCATCGAGCAGGTCAACAAGGTCACGACCTCGAAGATCAACCTCAGGCTGAACAGCCCTGGGGGCTCGGTGTTCGACGGCATCGCCATCGCCAACACCATCCGCTCCCACCCGGCCACCGTCACCGTCTATGTGGACTCGCTGGCCGCGTCCATCGCCTCGGTGATCGCCATGGCCGGTGACCGGCTGGTGATGATGCCCCAGAGCCAGATTATGGTGCATAACGCTTCCGGGGCCTGCTACGGGGACGCCACTGAGATGACGAAGATGGCGGACCTGCTCGACAAGCAGTCCCTGAACATCGCCCAGGCGTACGCGCAGCACACCGGCGGCTCCCTGGCCGCCTGGCAGCAGTACATGGACGCCGAGACCTGGTTCACCGCCGAGGAAGCCCTCGCGGTCGGCCTGGCCGACGAGGTCGTGCCCATGCGCGCCAAGCAGACGGCGCCCGCCGCCGAGCCGGTACCGGCCGAGGCGCGGATGCAGCGGACGTGGGACCTGTCGATGTACCGGCATGCCGGTCGCGAGCAGGCTCCCGCCCCGCAGATCCCCTTCGCCAACGGCGGCCTGGGGCCCATGCCGGGAAGCGTGCTGACGGCGCAGGTTCTCAACAACCTCACCGAGGCCCCCGGCGAGCTGGTCAAGCTCAGCGCGGACTACGAGGACGAGGGCTTCCTGAACAAGCTGCGTTCCCTCATCCGCGACGAGCTCGCCGCCGCCGCTCCCCCGTTCCTGCCCAAGAAGGGTGAAGGCGACGAGGAGGACGAAGACGGCGACGAGGAGGAGGAGGCGGAGAACGCCACCGGCGAGGAGTCGCAGCCGGACGACTCCCTGGCTGCGGCTCCTCCCACCGAGGAGAGCCCGCCGACACCGGTGAACGAGGAACCCCCCGAGGAGAGCCCGCCGGACGGCACCGCCCCCGGACCCCACGACCAGGCCGACGAACAGTTCTTGTTCGCCGGTCTTTTTCATGCCACGTCGCCCCGCGCGGATGACGTGTTCGCTCAGCTCAAGGAGGGCTGGTAATGGCTCCTGTCATCCCGCGCAACGACTCCGAACTGGAGGAGATGCACAACGATGCCTCCTTCATCAAGGAGGTCTACGCGAACCCGCAGACCGCGATGGAGTTCACGAAGTCCTACGCGGCCCAGTTCAACAAGGCCACCAACGGTGACCTCGACGCGCAGATCGAGGCCCGCATCCAGGAAGGCATCACCAAGTACGTCCGGGACTCCGGTTCCCTCGACGTCAAGGGCGACGCCAAGCGCCTGAACCTCGCCATGAAGGACAACGGCAAGACCCGCCTGGGCGACCGCTACAACCCCGGCGCTCCGGGCGCCCGCCTGGACGACGAGTTCCCCGACGTCCGCGACTTCATGAAGGCGATCTGGCACGGCAGCCGGACCGCCGAGGCGCAGAACGCCCAGCACAAGATCCGCTCGATCATGAACAGCCTCGGCTCGAACGTCCCGGCCGACGGCGGCTTCCTGATCCCGGAGTACCTGCGGGCGGAGCTGCTGCGCATCGCGCTGGAGAAGGCGGTCGTCCGGTCGCGGGCCCGCGTCATCCCGATGGAGACGCTGACCCTGCCGTTCCCGATGATCGACTCCACGTCCAACGCCTCCAACATCTACGGCGGTGTGGCGGCGTACTGGACCGAGGAGGCGGGAACCCTCACGGACTCCAGCCCGACCTTCGGCCGGGTCAAGCTCGAAGCGAAGAAGTTGACCGCGTACTCGGAAGTCCCGAACGAGCTGTTCGCGGACTCCCTGATCAGCCTCCAGATGCTGATCAACGAGATCTTCCCCGAGGCGATCGCGTGGTTCGAGGACATCGCCTTCATCGGCGGTTCCGGTGTCGGTGAGCCGCTGGGCTTCCTGAACTCCCCCGCCATGGTCTCCGTGACCAAGGAGTCGGGGCAGGCGGCGGACACCATCGTCTGGGAGAACCTCGTCAAGATGTACTCCCGGATGCTCCCGTCCTCGCTGTCCAACGCGGTCTGGATCGCCAACCTCGACACGTTCCCGGAGCTGGCGACGATGTCGCTCAGCGTCGGCACGGGCGGCTCGGCGATCTGGCTGACCGACGGCGTCTCCGGCCCGCCCATGCGGATCCTGGGCCGTCCGGTGCTGTTCACCGAGAAGATGCCGACCCTCGGCGACGCGGGCGACATCGTCCTGGCGGACATGTCGCACTACCTCATCGGTGACCGTCAGGCGATCCAGGCCGACACCAGCCCGCACTACCGGTTCCAGACCGACATGACGAGCATGAGGTTCATTGAGAGGGTCGACGGCCGTCCGTGGCTCCAGTCGGCGATCACTCCGCAGACCGGCTCCAACACCCTCTCCCCGTTCGTCCAGCTCGCGGCCCGCGCCTGAGCCTGAACGGCCCCGACGACGCCAGACCTTCACCGGCTGGCGTTTTTTCATGCCGCTTTGCGTGGCGGTCAGTACAGCCCTGGTGCGCATTCACACCCAAGCCAGGGCCGTGGGGGCGGTGGCATTCACACCCCGCCGCCCCCGGCAGCGAAGGAGTAAGACATGACCACTGGCGCAAGCGCGCTGGGGCGTCTGTTCAACGTTTCTGTCGGCGCGGTGCCGACGGACGCGGTGGCGGGCGCCATCACCGGCAACCGGATCCACCTCAAGGACTGCGGCGGCGTGTCGTTCATCGTCGTCGCCACCGGCGCCTCGACCGACGTCCTCGACCTCGACCTCCAGGAGCACAACGCGGCTTCTGGCGGTACTTCGCAGGACCTCGACATCATCACCAAGGCGTACTACCAGTCGGAGACGACTCTCGACGGCGACGAGACGTGGACCGAGTGGTCTCAGTCCGCCGCGTCGGAGATCACCAACATCGGTGCCGCGTCGCAGGAGACCCTCGTGGTCGTCGAGGTGCGTGCCGAGCAGCTCTCCGACGGCTTCGAGTGGGTGTCGCTGAACGTTCCCGACCTGGGCACCAACGGGACGAAGCACGTCGCGATCCTGAACGTGGCGCACGACCTGATGGTCATGCGCAAGCCGACGAACCTGGCCAACCTCAACGCCTGATAGGGGGTCCTGACAGATGTCTACCATTCTTCAGGGCGCCCAGCTCAAGCAGCTGGTGCTGGGTAATGGCCCTGTCTCCAAGGCGACCGGCACGCTGGCCGACGCCACGACCGACTCGCTGTTCACCGTGGCCGGTGGTGAGGTGCTGGTGACCGCTCTGTGGGCGGTGTGCACCACGACCATGGCGGGCGCGAACACGCTGGCTCTTCAGACCAACCCCACCACGGGTGACACCGTCACCGTGGTCGCGGCTACCGACCTCGGTACCACGGACACGGCGGCGGGTACGACCATCGGTGTGGTCGACGAGTCCACCACGACCCCGGACTTCCGCAAGGGCGGACGGGCGCTGTGCGGGCTGGTCGTGACGACCGGGGCGATCGAGCTGGTGCAGACCGGTACGGGCACGATCGACGGTGAGCTGACCTTCTACTGCACGTGGGTTCCGCTGACCACGGGCGCGACGTTGGTGGCTTCCTGACATGTCGGTGATCCTCAAGGGCGCTGGCTCTTGGGGTCGGGTGGTGGAGAGGGCGACGGCGGCGTTGCCTCAGACGGCGGCGTCCGCTCTCTTCACCGTCTCGACCGGCCGGGTCATCGTGACGTCGATCATCGGCGAAGTGACCACGGTCATCCAGACCCAGGCCAACAACACGAAGTTGACGTTCGATCCGACCGCCGCCGGTGCGACGCAGGATCTGTGCGCGGTGCTCGACATCACCGCCGACGCCGTCGGCACGATGTATTCGATCACCGGTACTCCGGCGACTGCGATGCAGGACGCGCTGAACTTCCTGCCGTCGAGCAAGGTGCTGGCTGAGCCGATCGTGCTCAAGCCGGGCTCGGTCCTGCTGGACTGCGCCGCGTCCAATTCCGGCTCGGTGAAGTGGACCCTTTCCTATTGGCCGCTGGACACGGGTGCGTCCGTGGCGGCGGCCTGACCTCGGAGATGCCATGAGCATGTTGACGTGCGTCGGGTGTACGACGCGTTTCGCTGTCGGCCTCGATGTGTGCCCTCACTGCGGCAGCACCGAGTACCTGGAGGACGGGGTCACCGTTTCGCGGCGGCTCCCGTCCTTCACCACTGTCTCCTGCACCTGCGGGCGCGGGCCGTGGACGCTTCGGCTGTCCGGTCCGCTGCCTGGTCTGGTGCAGCTTCCTGATCTCTTCTGCGCCTCGTGCGGTAGCCAGGTGCAGGTTCCCTGGCCCCCTGTGGAGGATGACATGTCCCCGAAGATCACCGTCCATGGCGGTGCTACGAACGCTCGTGAGCAGGCGGAATCCTCCCCGGACGCCCTCGCGAGTCAGCCCCTGGCCGGAGCCGAGGCCGGTCAGGGGCACCCCACTTTCACCGGCGAGCCGGGCCCGGAGACGGTGTCGCCCCCGTTCGGTGATCAGGTGCTCCGGGCCAAGGACGACGACGGCGAGGGCGAGACCGCTGAGGCGGCGGAGCCGGACCCGTACGCGGGGATGTCCCTGGCCGAGCTGCGTGAGGCGGCCGATGCCCGTGGCGTCGCCTCCTACGGCAGCAAGGCGCAGATCGCGGAGCGGCTGCGCGCGGCCGACGCGGAGTAGGCCATGGCCTGGGAGCAGCTGCTCAGTATCCGTGACGAGGCGGCTTTCTATGCGCGGGACGAGCGGCTGACTCCGCCGGTGGCGTGCCCCTTGGACGGGGAGCCGCTGGACGCGGGTGGCCGTGGGGTTCTGCACTGCCCGCTGGGCAATTACGAGTGGCCGCGAGACGGCCGGATCATCTGAGGCGGAGGGGTGTAGATGGCTATCACTGTTCCCGTCTACAGCACTCGGGAGATCCTGAAGCGGTCCTTGGACCAGGGTGAGGTTCCGAAGAACAACCGGAACATCGACCGGTGTATCGCGTCGGCGTCGCGTAACGCGGAGGCGCTGGTGCACATGGTGATGTATCCGAGGGTCGCGACGAAGTATTTCGACTGGCCGAACAATCAGGGCGCGGTCGCGTGGCGGCTGTGGCTCGACGATCAGGTGCTGGTGTCGGCGAGCAGCGTCACCTCCGGTGGGGTGACGATCGCCTCCTCGGACTACAACTTGGAGCCGAACCGGTCGGGGCCGCCGTACAACCGGCTGGAGGTCGTCACCTCCTCCAGCGCGAGCCTGGGCGGCGGGGACACGCATCAGCGGGACGTCAGCATCACCGGTGTGTGGGGGATCCACGACGACCACATCACGGCCGGGGTGACGACCGAGGCGCTGGACGCGTCCGAGACGGGGGTCGATGTGTCGGCGGCGGTGTCCGCCGAGGTCGGTGTGGGGTCGATCCTGAAGATCGACTCGGAGCGGATGCTGGTCACCGACCGGGCTCAGCTCGACACCGGCCAGAACGTGGGCGGTGCGGGGCTGACGGCGAACAAGAACGCGCAGGCGCTGACGGTCACGGACGGGACGCAGTTCTCGGTGGACGAGGTCATTCTGATCGAGTCCGAGCGGATGCTGATCGAGGAGATCACCGGCAACACCCTTGTGGTGGAGCGGGCCTTCGAGGGCTCGACGATGGCCGCGCACGCGGCCGGTGTCGACATTTACGCCCCCCGCACGCTCACCGTGCAGCGGGGTGCGCTCGGGTCGACGGCCGCGACGCACAACAGCGGGGCGAGCGTGCAGGTGTGGCAGGTGCCGCCGGTGGTGCGGCAGTACGTCAACGCCGAAGCGATTCACCAGCTGATGCAGGAGCAGACCGGCTGGTTCCGCACCATGTCCGCCTCGTCGATCTTCGGTGGTACCGCGAAGCGGGCCGCGACGGTCGAGGCGCTGGTCGACTTCCGGGACCAGATGTACCGCACGCACGGGCGCAAGGCCCGCGTCCGCACGATCTGAGCAGAGGGAGGTGCTGGCCGTGGGCCAGGTCGGATACCACATCAGTTTCCGCTCCCGCACGCACGGGCCGATCTCCTCCGGGATGATCCACCGTCATGTGAGGGACTACGAGAAGGACGTTGCTCGGGAGCTTGCCGAGCAGGCCGAAGGGACCTGGCTGTTCAAGCTGGACATGCGCCTGCGTCATAAGACGCCGTACTACACCACGCAGATCGACAAGCGCCCGATCGCCTGGAACCGGTGGAAGGTCCACGACAACGGTGTGATCTACGGCCACTGGCTGGAGGGCACCGGCTCCCGGAACGCCCCCAATTCCATCTTCCCCGGTTACTGGTCGTTGCGGGACACCAAGGCGGAACTGGGCGTCGGCTACCGGCGGCGTGAGGTCGCCGAGGAAGTCCTTGAAAAGCACCAGGCTCGTGGCCGTTTGATCTGAGGAGGG